GAAACCTTTTGACTTTAACCACTTAATGTGTTTAGTCAAAGCAAGTTGATATGCTCTCGTAGGCTTCTTATTCTTTGCCTTACGAATTGCACCACTAGATTGATTTGTGTAGATAATAGCCATTAACTTGCACTCGCAATTTCAGGTTTGTTTTTCTCTGCCATTACTTCAGCATATGATTTACCAAAACCTACTTTGTAGAAGTAGTCAATTGGACTTGGTGCCTGATAACCAAGTAATAAGTTAGAGAAGTTAATAGCAACACCCTCATAATATTGAGGTTTATTCTTTTTTAACTCAATGTGGTCTTTAAAGAATTGAATACGATTGTCGTATATCTCTTTCTTGCCTTTAGTGTCTTTAGATTTAGCTACTGAAAATTCAGCATTTAGTGTTTCTTTCGAATAGAAAGCCATAATATAATCCTTTTGTTAGTTATTAGTCTTAATTGTATCACAATTGCCTACAAATGGCAACCCATAAAAAAAGCACATTTTTACTCGCCTTTTTTACTTTCTTCGTCTAACCACTTCTCAAATTCATTCACTTTTTTTAAATTATGAGCAATAGTTACATCACAAGCTTTGATTGATTCGTCTATTGCACCCAATACAATCAGCTTACGAATTTTTTTAACATCATCAATATGGTTCAGTACATCAATCACTTTTTATCTCCTTTGGATTGGTCTTCCGAGTTCATTAATAGTACAACATAGTGTACTGCTTTTAACAGGTCTTTTCTATTCCTGCCGTCTTTCTTACCAAACCTTGCAAGGTATTTAATTGCATTGGCCTGACAAAAATCTTTGTCTATACCACAAGACCTTAATAAGTCTTGTACTTGTACACCTTCTTTAACTTGAGCATAGTGTTGACCATAAGTTGATTTGATATAGCCTTCTATCTCTTTTAGTATTTTATCTTCATTGTATTTCATAATATATTTCCTTTTCGTTAAATTCCTAGACACATTATAACAGATTTATTGTCTTTTGGCAAGCTATTTCCTCTTTGCAACCAATCAACAGTTTGTTCAAAATAAAAGGCTTCATCTTCTTTACCTTCTTTTTTTAATTCTTCAGCTGCAATTTTGAAGAATTTAAGTACACCCATTTCATTAGACATAGTATCTGGTTTTGTTTGATACTTACCTGGTCTTTGATTTGACATATCTATCCTCATTCTTAAATTCTGGTAGATGATTTAAATTTGCATATCTACCGTTTTTATCTATTGCATAGGCTATTGTAGCACTATGTTCCTTAATTGTTTTTGCAAATAAATTCTTTGCTTCGTTATAAGTCTTAACTATGGTTTTGGTACTTCTATCAAGTGACCTCCACTCTAAAATAGAATACTCTACAGCATTATCAATAATACTTTGTTCCCATTCGTTTGGTGTGTTATCCATATATTAACTATCTATCCAATCTGTTGCTGATTCTTCTTTTTCTACACTTTCTAATACTTTATCTATCTGTGCAAAGTAACACCAGTTAGAACCAAATGTTACTGCACCTGTATAATTCAGAGCCGTATCATATGTTTGAGCATTTAAAGAGTTATCACTCTCAGCCGCTATATCTGTCGGTTCAGTAGCAATACCAATATTGGTTATAGTTCCTACTCTACCTTTCATGTCTTGTATTTTATCACCTACATTTATTATCATAATATAATCCTTTTGTTAATTTAATTGTTTCACATGTTCGCTAAAGTCTATAGAATCATAACTGATACCTAGACTATAGTTGATATATTTTGGGTCTCTTTCTTTATCAAGTCCTTCAGCAGCTAAATGCCAATCAATGGCAGTCTTCTTGTCTGGAGCACCAAGTTTGATATTTTTTTCTATAGACTTCCAAAATTTATCTAAATTCTCTTCTTCCATCTTTTTTTCGTAAGCAATCTCATCATCTGCTGACTTACACCACTTGTCTAATTCTTTTGCAAAGTATTCATCTGACCATTTACTTGATTCTGATAATACTGTCCTTGCATAAGACTTTGTAGTAGCAGTTGAAACTGCCTCATATAAAGTTGTTTCGTCAAGGTATCTTTCAAACTGTTTGATGTTTGTTATATCCATATCTAACCAATGTTGGTAATCTTCTACCATCATACCAATATACCAAGAAGGATTATCAATCATCTCTTGTTTAGACTTTTTGTTAATTGCTTTAATATGATTAACCAAGTCAATTTCATCTTGTCTTAACTGATTATAGTTATCAATATCTGAAAGTGCTTTTTGCGATAGTGTCATTAAGCGTTCTCCAGTTCCATGTCGATTACTTCGTCAACATTGTGTATATCAATGTCAAGTAAGTTAACTGCTTCGACATCTAAGATTTCTTTAATAGCAACAGATTTTGTAATCAAGTTGTTTTTTAAGTTTGTAATAATTGTATCGACAGCTTTCTCAGCTTCATCAATGTAGTAGTTTTTAACTTTACTCATAGTGTGTTTTCTCCTTGTTAGTGTTTTTAATAATTTGTGTAACTTCAAATAACGATTTATATGGGTTACTATACAATACTTTTTTAGCAAAGGCAACTCTTTTTTCTAGTCTTTTTAAAAGTATTTTTTGTTTTTTCATTGTGTAGTTCTTTATCATATACACATATCCTACCATAGTTTAACATAGAAAGCAAGCGTTATTTTCACTTTTTTTGAAGTTTTTTTTGTTACCAGGTAAAGGTTTTAGAGGTGCGTCAAAACGCACAGCCTATTTCCAAGCGTTTTTTACCCATTCCTGCTCAGATTCGTGAGGATTTGGCTGTCCGTGAAACACGGAAACCAACGATTCGCCATTATGTTCATATGTCCAATCTTGTTTAGAGTATCTGGTACCACTTCGGTCATACCACTTATATGATTGTGTCCACGAATCAGGAAAAGAACCACATGCATGGCCGTTTTTAATTAAGTCTGATATAAGGTTTTGGTCACCTGGAAACTTTCTAAGGTATTCTGGTCTATTGGACATAAATTTATGCCAAATTCGGCCGTGAAGGGTGGTCTGTTTGAATTTCATAATACTGGAGTTCCAAACACCACTTACGGGGTTAAAGTCATTCATACCTACAAAATCAAGTTGAGTTTCATAGGTGTAAAAACAGTCTATGTTGTCTGTAATGACAACATCTAAATCCATGTATAAGGTATCACCAGGTAAATCTACATCTGGATGAAATAGTTGTAGCTTATTCCACCAACCTTGTAAATCGTTTTCGGGAAACTTTCTTATATCAATATCTCCCTCAACCATCTTATGCATTTTAACATGGTCGGTAAATACTATAAAGTTTATAGGAAGTGTGGTGTTTCTTTTCACCATATTGTAGAGTTTTTGAACATACTCTACGGCATACTTATCACCATAAAAAACACAAGCAAAATTATATTTCATACTAGTAACCAATTATACATTGCCCTCATACTAAAAATTAAATACATAAGTTCCATCAAAGTTCTAGGCCAATCTCTGTCTTTATAACCAAAGTAGACCCACATTACACATGCAATAGCACTAAAGAGCCAACCAAGCCATTGAGTAGAAACATTAGCACTTGATAGGATAAAAACAGAGGCCATTGCCAATGCAAAACCTAACCAACGCTCTGGTACTGTTCCTTTAAAATATCGAAAGCCAAGCCATCTTCTATTTCTTGTATTGTAAACTGGTGATTTGCTATCATGTTTATCCATTCTTGCACCGTCTTTCGTCCAGGTTTGAAAGGCTTTTCAACCTTATTAATTTTACGACTTGTTACAAATGAGGCAACATGTCTTTGATGAGTAAATGCTGGCGTCATATTTAGTAAACCATCTATTGCTGATAATGACATATTTGTGACCACACAACTTGCGTTTTTCAAATCATCTTTTATATCAGTATTCCACCATTCGTTTCCAGGTCTTGGTTTATTTCTTAGTTTAATTGGCATATCAGTATGTTTTCTTACCTCTTCACCTACTTGTTTAATCCATTCTTCTTGTGAGATAGCGTTTATATGCATGGTAACGGTAGGAGATGAAGGACATAATAATATATAATCACCACTATCTCTCCAACCTTTAAACTCTACATCTATACCTTGTCTTTCTAATATATTGTATCTATCAGGTGTTGCAACATGCATTTTGATAGTATGAAGATTGCCTTTACAAATTCTAAAATATGTCTTATCATAATTATTGATAATTGGCGTAGGGTATCTTGTAATCTGTTCAGTTAAATAACCAACATCTACATACCACCACTCTTCACCTTTTTCTATACATTGTCGTATCTCTTTTATGTTATTACCTGCTAAACCCCAAAAGAAATGTACATCTTTACCCTCATCTTTCCAACCTTTTTCTATTGCTGGCCAGATTTGGTGTGATAGACATTTATCCCATGGTAATTTGTGTGTAATAATCATCTACTAGATATCAACCCTTTATTAACTTCTATCACATTCTTTAAAATTTCACTATCAAGGAAGTTTGCAAAAGCTTCCATGTCTTTTGGAAAACAATTGCCATCATAACCTAATTCTTTTACTCTCATATGACTTGGACCTATGTTATCAAAATTTGCTAGTGTGTTAGTTATCATATGATAGTTGTATGATTTATCTAGTTTACTATGTAATTCGTGAAAGAAGGCAACCTTAGTTGCTAACCAACAGTTGTAAACATACTTAATTGTACTTGCGTCTTTCTTATTCATAATTACATTTGTCTTGTGATGACAATTAAATCTATCAATCCACCAATCGGCTTGACTTCTTAATCCACCCCATAATACATATTGATTGTTTTCAAAATCTTTCTTGGCATGTGCCTCTCTTAGAAATTCAGGAGAATAAACTACATTCTCTTCATAAACTTCTAACATGTTTGGTAAAATAGTAGATTTGATAAGTGTTCTTACATCTCTCAATGCAATTACCGTCTTATCTATTAAAGTTATATCTTGTTCACCATCTATGGTTGGTGTTGGTAAACATATAACAGCACCCTCTATCTTATCAACAAAGTCTTCTATTTTATTATCGTTGTACTTCGGGTCAATTCTTACCACATCATTGCCAGCATTTTCTAATGCGTCTGCAATCGTGCCACCAACAAACCCACAACCTATTACTGCTAATCTCATACTTGTAATCTATCAACCGTTTCTTTTGCTAAACCACTTTTTATTTCTTCCATTGTAAATTGATTTGCTAATAAACTATCTATCCATTTGTTTACAAGGTCATCATCTCTTACATATTCTTTTTCAATATCAACATAATCTATAGAAACAGGT